TCCTTCTATTGTTGCAACGTGGGTATTATATGAATACACCTTGTTACCTTCTACTTTTAAATTTTGTTTGTATTTGTCCATTTCTTTGTTTTTAAAAGGGGAGTTGCCTCCCCCTGTTTTTTATTTTATAGATACTGTTGTTGAAGATTTAAAATACACACTAAAATTATTTTCTGCGTGAATCTTTTGCTTAAAGCCATTTGACCTTTTTATCACACCTTCAAGCATTGTGCCTATAATTTCAGTTTTTTCCTTTTTGTTCTTAAAAGTGGTCTGTCTTATAGATTGTATTAGTACCCATACGTTTCCATACTTTACAGTCATTCCTACTTTTAAATCTTTAGCCTTAATTTTCATTTGTATAATTGTTTTTGTTTTACTTTGTAAATATACAACTATTTATTTAATTAACAAATAATAAACAATTTATTTTAATATATGTAGTATTCACCCTTGTTAGGGTTTTCTAATTGGTCTGTTAAAACGTACCTAAAACTATCTATACAATCTGGGTGTTCACCTGATGGTTTATTTAGGGTATTACCATCTTTATCCTTTGCCCATATGTAACCTTGTAGTTCTCTTTTCAAGTTCCTGCTTCTTGATGTAATGTATATTTCATTTTGGTTTATTAGGTTAATACCAAAGTTTACACTATCCCTACCTTTTGTACACGGATATATATTATGCCCATCCCTACGCAAAGTTTCAATACTCTTTGGTTCTGCTGAATCTGCAATTAAGTTTTCTGTTATATTGTTTTGTCGTAAGAACATAGATAAATCTCTTAATACTGTATTTGATTTGTAAAATACCTCATCTGCTATGTAAGCATCATTCCATTTATATAGAGATACAATAACTGTAGGATCAGTATAACCAAAATCTACACCGTGTGCTAACAAACGTGCTTCTTGTGGTATGTTATCTATTTCTTTCCAATCTGGAATACACACACCTTCTAAAGAACCTGTTTCACCAAGTCCGTACACCCTCCACCAATTTGCCCAATACGTTGAGGTTTTACCCTTATCTTTTGCTTTCTCTATTTCTTTTACAATGCTTACAGGTAGCACTTCGTTATCCTTATAAGTTAATGTTATATAGTCAACATCTTCTTTGCCTACTAATTCTTTATCTACCCAAAAAATATTTGATGGGTTGTAATCTAACCAAACGTTTCCAGATGTTCTAACTGCTAATTGGTTGTAAGCATCAAAGGGTACATTGTTGCACTCGTTAATATATAAATCAGTTCTTCTTGCTCCACGTAGTTTGTCAGGTTGATCTGTACTAAAAAACTCTATATAGCTACCATTTGTAAATGTGTATTTTAAGATACTTTTATTAAGCTGTATATCCTTATACCTATTCAAACCTTTTAACAGTTGGCAGAAGTCCTTAAAAGCACCTCTACGTAAGTGTGGTATTGATTCAGATACTACGCTTATTTCTTTACCTTCGTTTTTAATAGCGTAATCTATAAGTATAAGCAGGATACAAATAGTTTTACCTGCTGATGTACCACCTCTTACAATGCGTACCCTTTTATCAAGTTTACGTAGCTTATTTAGTGCTTGTGTTGTTTGTACTTGCATTAATTATTTAGAATAACGTTTTGGTTATCGCTAATCTAAAAATATCGGTAAATCTTCGTTTATAGTAATATCCCTTGTTTCTCTTGGTTTACCAGCATAATAATTATAGTACAGTTGTACGAATTTAAAATCACCTTTTTCTACACCTGTTTTTAATGCTTGGAATGCTGCATCTTCTAATGGGCTTAATTTCTCTATTAAATTAACCTCATCTGCTTTAGAAGGTCTACCTGCTCCATCTCTTTTTCCACCGTGTGCCATTTTGAAATAACTTGTTTATTCAATAGTACAATAAAAAAACTAACTAATTGTTAATTGATCCTGATTAATTTGTTCTGTTAGCTTCTTTAGTTCTTTGTATTGTTTCTCATAGAAACCTTCTAAACTTTCAGCTGTTTTAAAATCTTCAGGGTTAGCATTAACTGCATCTTGTACCCTTTTGTTTATTTCATTATAATCTTCTTTTAATTGTATATCGTGTTTTAACCAATGTGGTATAAGCCTTTCAAAGTGTAGAACTGTTGAATGATCTCTACCCATTGTTTTGCCTATAGAAGATAATGACATTCTTGTGTATTGTCTTGTAAGGTAAAAGTATATTCCACGTGCTTCTACGTATTCACGTTTTCTTGTTTTTGTAGTTATATCTAACTTTAGATGTTGTTCTACTATTTCTTGTATTAGTGTTGCACTCATAATTAATTTTTATAATTTGTTTCTATAATTTGTTTCTATGTATTATTTCTTTAATTGTTAAAAATCCTGATTCGTGTATTGCTTTTTGTATTCCAGCACACGCTTCGTACTGTTCTTCTTCTTCATATAATTTTATTGTTTCTTCAAGTTCATTAATATCTTTACCATTTACTATATCTACTAAAGCAAGTAAATAAAATTCTTCTATTATTTTTTTATTCAAAAGTATATAAGTGTTTGTTTTCTATCTCCCATAAATTAGCTTTTGATAGAAAAAATGTATTATCATCTCTAAACCTTTTTGTTCCTTCTTTATAAAACTCTGCTTTTTGTTTAAATTGATTTTTTTTTATCCAACCACAAATTGTTAGCGTTTCTTTTTTTGTATGAGTTGATGTAAAAATAAATGCTTCTGCTGTATAACTCATTTGTATATCAAGAAAATTATTTACATAATGTAGTTTAGGAAAAACTTTTCTATTCATTGTTTTTATATCGCATTTATATCCTTTGTACATAATATCCCACCCACCATCAAAACCTACAGGTTTAATTAAATTAATACCTAAATAATCTCTAACTGTATTTTCAGCTAAAACACCTAAATACTGATTTAATATAGTTCCATCATATCTACCTCTTTGTCCAAAATCGTGCTTTCTAACTATTTTTTTAGTATATTCAATAATATCTTTTTTAAATTTTATATTAATCACAATTTAGCGTATTTGTTTTTTTTTGCCTTTTAATCTATAATGAAGAGATGTTTCAGGTATATTAAACTTTTGTGCAGTTTTCTTTAAATTATTTGTTTTTTTATAATAATTTTTTGCGTTTTGTATTAGTTCATCACTATATTTTATACTTGCTTTTGTTGCTATTTTTTGTGATTTAACAATAGCTTCTTTTCCTCTATCTTGATAATTATCTTTTGCAGTACCAAGTTCTATATTTTGATATGAATTATCTGTTTTAATATCGTTAAGATGCCTAACTTGTATTTCTTTTTCATACATTTTTCTTCCAAACTTTTTAAATGCTTGTATTCTATGAGTAAATACATCTTTACACTTACCACCTAAAGTAATTTGTATTTTTTCATAACCTTGTCTATTTAAACTTCCAACTGTTTTGCCTTTTCTGTTTTTTAATATTCCATTTCTATCTATAGTATATTGTAAAACTTTTAATACTATTTCTTCTTTTTGTATTCCTTGCATAAAAAAATATTGTGCAACTTCTTGAGGTTGCATTCTTACTTTGTTTCCTATTATTTCCATTTGTTTTTTATTTATAATATTCCCCTCATTACATACTGATCTAAATCATTATCTTGTTCAAAGAAGTATTTGTAGTTATCTACTGCTTGTTTAAATTTGTTTTCACCTCTTGCTAAAAACTCATCTGTAGTTTCAAATATACCTATATCAGTACTTGCTTTATCTATTACCAGAAACGTAAACTTTTTCTTATCAAATAGTTTTAAGTACAACCACGCCTGTAAATCGTACCCAAACTTATCAGCACTATATTTAAAGGTGTTTAGTTCTGCTGTTGTCTTATAGTCAATGATAGTATCCCCTTGTATAATATCTGCTTTTGCACGAAAAGGTAATCCATCTAACATTTGCACTTGTGGTACTTCAAACTCACTTTTGTTTAGTAGTTTAATTGCTGCTTCATTTCTTAATACTGCATCTGTTAATCTTTCTGCTGCATTCTTTTCTTTTGTAAGAAATACCTCACCATACTTTGCTTTTGCTTCTTTATATATCTTGGTNTTCTTTGTGGTAGCATCTACAAAGTGCAGTTTNTNTATTTTGTGAGGTTCTAATATCATCCAATGTGCTAACTTACCTGCTGATAGTGCTGGACTATCTGAATTGGGATCACCATAGTTTAATATGTTTCTATAGGTCTTTGGACTTTTAAGAATAGTTTTTAATGATGAAGAACTTAATGCGTTCTTACCAAGATGATTATAATAAAATTCATCATTATATGCCATACCTACTATTTCTTCTTGTAAATAAGTTTCACCGTTTAGTAATGTTATCATATTGTAGTTTTTATTTTTGTAATTGATTGCTTTCTAATTTTAGATGTTCTATCAAATATTAAACGAGATTGCTCAACTGATGTTAAATCATCTTCTACAATATCTGTAATTATTGTGTGAATTAAATTTGCCATAATTAAATGGTCGTTTTCATTGTATGCCATTTCATACAACTCAATTAGTTTATCTATATTTTTCATTGTTCTTTGTTTAAATTATTCTACTAATATAAACATTTTTTAAACAATTACAAACCTAAACTTTTTTTGGTTTCAAGTTTTTCTAATTTCTGTTCAAGTTCTACAATTGTTAATTCAGCTTTTCTTGCACGTTCTACTGCACGTATCTTATCACCTCTGTATTCGCTTAATGAATCATTGTACAGCTTTTCGTTCATTATATGGTTATGTACATAAAATCCTACTTCTTGCCAAGCATAGTACATATCATTTAGTGCTTCGTTATCTGGTTTTAGTTTTCTTGATTTAACTATGTGTTCACCTACTAAATTAAAGTTAGTGTAGTATTCTATTTCTTTAAGGTTGTTTATTTTTTTGTTCATTGTTTCTTTGTTTAAATTATTTCTGCTTCGCTTACATCTAAC